GGGGCCGAGCTATGGACGGGATAAATAGCATCATCGAGGGGACACGCTACCAGAAAAGCAAAAAGTCCCTTGCCGATTACCACCATGACGTTTTGAAAACTAGCAGCAACAAAAAGCTAAAACAGAAAGTAACCAAAGGGGATTTTAAGGGCTACAAAATCAAAACCCTCACCCTCGAGGAAAGGGCCACCTGTTGGTCTGGCTGTTCCCATTGGCTAACCTGTTACGGTAACAATATGCCATTCGCTCACCGGCTGGAACATGGCGCCGAGCTGGAACGCCGGATTGCCGCCGAGCTGGGGGAACATTTCAGCAAGCCCAATGCGACGGGGTTGCTGGTAAGATTGCACGTGCTGGGGGATTTCTATTCGGTCGGATATGTCCGGCTATGGGACGCCCTTTTGCAGCTCTATCCTAAACTGGCAATCTGGGGGTATACCCATAATCATCCTGATTGCGACGACCCCGCAATTGCATCTATCGGACAAGCTATCGCCGAGAGCCAAGCGAAACATGGCAAACGCTTTGCGGTTCGCTGGTCCGATAGGCCCGAGCTGGATTATTCGGCCAATAGTGCCGAGCTGGATACCCCCGAAAAAGGGCGCTCTATCATATGCCCCGAGCAAACCGGCGGGGCTGGGGGTTGCGCCAATTGCGCCCTTTGTTGGGAACAGCCTAACCGAAACGTGATTTTTCTTACCCACTAACCTACAGATGAAAGGGGCTTACTGATGAGCTGTCAAAACACTGTAACACTCTGGACGCCGAAAGGTCGGGAAGTGCCATTGCAATGTGGCCGAACCGGCTTTCATGGCGAGCTGGTCCTTTGCGACGAATGCGAACGACCAGATATTCGCCGGCAGATTTTAACCAATAGCGATGAACCCGAGGATATCGGTTTTCAGGATAGGGGGTAACCATGGGCCAAATAGTCGAATTAAATCCCGATTACATAAAGGGCATTCATGCCGCCAAAATGGAAGTAGCGACGGGGGGCATCCCTGATATCGATCACGCCCTTTATATGTTCCAGATCGACCCCGCCGACACTGAATTTCAACGGGGCTATCACGCCGGACTAATTCAAGTTTACCACCAAAAGATAAAGGGGCTTGCCTAATGACAAACATAATCGAAAACCTAAAGCCGAACGTCGGCCACCTAAAGCTAACCCGCACAATGCTGGAAAAGCATATAATCGACGCTAATGCCAGCATCCAAAAGCTGGCCCTAATCTTAGGGGTCGATATGGCAAAGCTAGCATTTGGGGAAAAACTAGAGCTGGTCGGGGAATATACCGACGGGACGCCCTGCAAAATCAGGTTATATAGAGCTGCAACCCGAGGGGATAAACGGGTCTCAATATCGGGGCTTAAACAACAGGCCGAGGCTGGGGATGATATCGCCTTAAGCTATAGGCGAACCGATGCGGGGGGCTTTGTGCTGGTCGTGAATATTACCGCCGAGCTAATGGACAAAAGCACCCCGAACCAAAACAGAATTCAGGCTAAACGCTGGGGCCTAATATGCGAGAATTGATCAGCGACATTGCCGCTTGGCTGGTCCTGTTTATTCTTTACATAATCGCTTGGCTAATCGGCCAGAACCCCGAGACCTAACACCGGCCCCCGTCGATCAATTGGCGGGGGCTTTCAATTGCCCTATAATTGCGAATGCGTCGCAATCTCAATCAGGTCGGGATTTTGAAATCCAAAAAATCTCTATCATCTACTATCATTGTTGCCGCCACATTTTATATGGTTATGCCTTTCTCTTCCGTAAGCCCTTGACATAGCTTACCTACGTCCCCATATTGACTAAGTAGAGTGAACGCATTACGTTCTTGCTTTGTTCTAGCTTAATAGGAGTGCATTAATGGACGAAGAAGTCTTTGTGCTAAGAGTTGGCAGCTCAATCTGCCTTGAAGTCCTTACATATGGGGTGTATATCCGTATTAGAAGATACGAAAAATTCGTACCTTTCAGTAAAGACTAAAGTCGCCTACCGACTATAACTGAGGATTGGGAGTTATGACCAAAACATCAAAAATCAAGGGGGTGCTGGAGCAGTTTTATACCTTATATCCTGCGATGCCACTTACATACATCTTAACCTTTATCTGGGTAGCAGAACACGAGGGTCAACATCAGTTTGACCTCGAGAAATACTTAGGTCTATCCAACGCAACAGCGTCTAGATGTATTAAATGGTGGGGTAGATGGAAGGACAAGCGTAAGCAGAACGCTGGCTTGGAATTCATCGAGTCCTACCCTGACCCCATGGATGAGCGTTATAGGGTTGTTAAATTAACCAAATCAGGAAGGGCATTTTATGAAAGAGTATTTACCAGCCAATGATCACGGCTTGAACACCCATGAGGCTCACAGCTTCATGGTGTTCGCCTCGAGCGAGGCAGAATGGGAAGGTGATTTTTTATTGGCTGAATCCTTACGGAAACAAGGGGCCTACTATAAAAAGACCCTGTACATATCGAACAGTGAGTATTCAGCACAGATATTTTCACCTCACTTTCGCAACAAATACTGGCAACAATGGAGACACCGTAATGGCGAGACAGCGTGGGAAGCAATGGCAAGGCGACGTAAAGAGTGGCAACCAACGCCACAGAAAGAACTTTGCAACTGAGGCCGAGGCCGAGCTGTGGGAAGCATCTATACGGCTAGCGATAGCCCGAGGTGAGCCTATCAGCTCCGAGGGTGTGGCCCCTAGCTCAGAGACCTTCACTCAGTACTACAGGCGCATCCATCCTGTGCTGTGGGGTGACACTGACCATGGGCAGAAGGTTGTGGCACAGCTCAGGGAAATCGCAGAGATCGTCAATGACATCCCTGTGTCCATGTTCACTGACCAGCACCTCGAGACCATCGTCAGTGAGCTGAAGCAACGTCGCAACGCTGACGGTACAATCAACAGGAAACTAGCAGCCCTGTCGAAGGTACTGACACAGGCCAAGAAGACAAAGGTCTTGAAGGACAAGCCTGACATCTCAGCCTACCGCCGCAAGGAAGGCGTAGGTCGGCTCAGGTTCCTCACAGATACCGAGGAAGCCCGTCTGCTCGAGAAGCTGACCTTCATGCGACCTGAGTATGGTGACTTCACTGCATTCCTGATCGACTCAGGGTTCCGTATGGGTGAGGCATTGAAGTTCACTTGGGCTGACTACAGTGACGGTAAGGTCACCCTGTGGCTAACCAAGGGCGGCAAGCCTCGTACCATCCCAATGACCCAGCGTTGCCGTAGCATCCTCGAGCGTTGCCCAAAGGACACTGACAAGCCCTTCGGTCACATCAACAGGTACACCTACCGCTCGATCTTCGAGAAGGCTAGAGGCATGGCAGGGCTGGGCAATGATGTTGTCCCTCATGTCATGCGTCACACCTGTGCTTCGAGGCTTGTGCAATCTGGTGTGGACATCAGGCGTGTACAGGTCTGGCTGGGTCATTCGACCATAGCAATGACCATGCGTTACAGTCACTTAGCACCTAGTGATCTGGATGTCTGTCTTGATGCTTTGGAACAATGATGATAGTGTGACACGACCTGTGACACACGGTGACATATATGGCACGGGGGCATGGCGAAATTGGTAAACGCAACGGGCTTAAAACCCGTAGTCAGCAATGACTTCCGAGTTCGAGTCTCGGTGTCCCCACCACCTTCACAAGAGTCTTAAAATCCTTTCAGACTCTCTTACACATACATAAACATCACTAAGGCGTTGTAATCACTGCAATGCCTTAGCTCTGGATAGACGCTTACACATATGTAAGGGACTTAGAAGCGGGGTCACACTGCTTCTGTACAAACTTACCGCCACCACTAGAAGGGCAGAGGAGAATCTGAGCATGGATACTAAAGATTACTTAGAGTCAGCTTATGGCACAGACTATAGTAATAGCGTCTTGCAAGAAAAAATAGAAACAGAGATATATGATAATTCGTACTCTAGATTAACTAAAGATAACTTAAAGTCTAACTCTAGAGGGTCTTGGTCTGATTCTAAGATCGGGTCACGTTATGTCTCTTCTACCCAGCGTCGTTTTGCTGAGACTGTAATCTCGTTCCTGTCTAGGAAGAGTGGTGGTCGGGGAGCAAGGGCTGCTGAGTACCTACGTCAAACTGGTCTCGACCCAGAGGTCATCTCATACCTTTTCGTGAAACAGGTGTACAACCTGATTCCCCTATTCTCGAACAAGCCAATCAAACGCACATCGTTCTGCATCAAGGCAGTCGATGCGATTCACACTGAGTGGCGTCTGAAGCACTTCGGTTCCGTCGAGGAACGAAAGAACCTTCTGGACAAGATCACCAAGGACATGGATCGGCGCACCTACCCTCCCCATTGGCGTCTTCGGACATACCGAATGTATTTCGATGCTGAACAGGTCGAGTGGCGTGGCTGGTCGCAGCGTGAGTGCCTTCTCATAGGTTACGCCCTCATGACATTGTTCATGGAGGCTACGGGCCTCATAGAGTACGATCACACCAAAACGTACATCCTACCCACCAAGGAGCTGGTAGATCACGTTGAGGAGGCTTGTAAGCGGTCTGTGATGGACTTCACGTTGTACCTCCCGATGGTCGTCAAACCCCGCCCGTGGTCTGCTGAGTTCAACCTGTTCAAAGGCGGGTACATGAACCGAGGCAAGGTCAAGAAGTACAGCATCATCAAAGGTGCTGGTAAGCGGGACATTGAGCGCATGATGCATATGGATTGGTCTCAGACCCTTCCAGCAATCAACGCCATCCAAGAGACCCCTTGGCGGGTCAAACGCCGCATGGTGGATGCCCTCGATTATGTCTTCAACGAGCTGGGGGGTGACCGAGGGGGAATCCCAACGGTTGATGAGGTGCAGATACCACCCAAGCCTGTCGGGTACGATACTGACGAGGATGTGAAGAAAAAGCACAACCTCGAGGTCTTCCTGATTCGCTCGAGGAACCGTGAGGATATCTCGAAGCGTCTGTCGGTGATCTATACGTTACAGATCGCCCGTAAGTTTCAGCCGTTCCATGAGATATACTTTCCGCACAACCTCGATGTCAGGGGCCGAGCCTACCCGCTCCCAGCGTTCCTGAATCCACAGGCGGCTGACTTTGGTAAATCAATGCTCGAGTTCGCCAACGGCATCCAGATCAGCGACATGGAACAGGCAGCTTGGCTTGCAGTGGCCGGAGCAAATGCTTGGGGCAACGACAAGGTGTCCCTTCAGGATCGGGCTGACTGGGTTGTCGCCAATGAAGAATGGATCGTGAAGTGCGGCAGGGATTGGCGCAACAATCTCGAGTGGCTTGATGCTGATGAGCCTTTCATGTTCCTGAGCTTCGCAATGGAATGGGCAGACTTCCTCGAGACCAATGCAAACGGTGAGGTTTTCATCTCCCACTTCCCCTGCCACGTTGATGCGACTTGCAGTGGCCTCCAGCACTACTCAGCAATGCTGCGAGATGAGGTTGGTGGGCGTAGTGTAAACCTGATCCCAGGATTACCTCGGCAAGACATCTACCAAGATGTGGCTGATGTGACCAAGGAGCTGCTGCTGGCTGAAGGGTCGGCTGATGCTCACCTGTGGGTCAAGTTTGGCATCGACAGGAAGATGACCAAGCGTCAGACCATGGTCATCCCCTACGCCGGTAAGTTCTCGAGCTGTATGGAGTACACCCAAGAGGGTTACGACGACAAGCTCAAGGCCGGTCACCAGCGGATGTGGGACAAGTCGAAAGACAAAGAGATGGTCATCATGCTTGCCCGTCACATCTGGACAGCTATCGATCAGGTTGTGGTCAAAGGTAAGATCGCTATGGATTGGTTGTCTTCAGTGGCTCGAGAGTGGACTAAGTACCACAACAAGCTCGACTGCTCTGGATATGACAAGCGGATGACTTGGGTAACACCTGACGGCTTTCAGGTCGTACAGTATCGAGCTGCACAAAAGAAGCATTTGCAGGATACTTACATGAACGGAAGGGTTAGGCTTACGTATTACAATGATACGCCGAAGCTGGACTCTAAAGACATGGCGTTGTCTGTTGCCCCTAACTTCGTCCATAGCCTTGATGCAACCCACCTTCGCATGGCGGTGAACCGTGGGATCGAGGAAGGGATCAAGAGCTTCGCTATGATCCATGACAGCTTCGGAGTTCACGCAGCTCAAATGCCGACGTTCATCGAGAAGTGCGTGAAGCCGAGCTTTGTGGATATGTATGTCAAGACTGATCCGCTAGCAGAATTGTACCAGTCCCTGCCATTCGAGCATGAGCTGTACCCAGAAAAAGGTGAGCTGGATATTGATGGGGTTTTCGACAGTGAGTTTTTCTTTTCATAATACTTACATATGCGAGAGCCTTACGACTTACCGCCACCACTAGAAGGGAACCAACGGAAATGAAACATAACTTCGATCAACTACATCCTGTTGTGGAGCTAATCCGCAATGCCTTCCAAACCCGTAAAGCAATTAACGGGATCACCGAAGAAACATTTGAGCGTCTGTATCCGGCATTAGCCATGTCAGACACTTACACTTGTGAACATTTTTTACAGAGGATGTTCGATGACATCTGACAACGTAATCCACTTCAAGGGCGTCACCAAAAAGCAGTCACAGAAAATCGATCTGACTGTCGCCAACATTTACGAAGTGGACGATGACACCCACGACAACACCATCCCAACACTAATGGGATACATCATTGAAGATGACAAATTCATGCTGATGCAGATCAGACAAGCCACCGACGAAGACATCGAGGCTGGCGAAAAAGTTGATGAAGATAACCTCATTCTTCAAACCGTTGTCCTTACACAAAAGCAGCTCCAGTTCATCTCGAGCTACGCAACCACGTTCTATCTAATCGAGGATTTAGATGAAATATCTGAGTGAAAAATCTGGGAACTATGTAGGCATGACGATGGTCGCCAAGGCGTTCTATCCAAGGCTTATCCGTCCCGACACTAAGTTTAACAAACTTGGTCAATATAAAGCAGACATCCGCGTTCCTGTTGAGGAAGCGAAAGAGCTGATGGAAGAGCTTGGTCAGGTCTACAAAGAGTGGACAGGCAAAGCTCCCAGTAAAAACGATAATTCCATGTGGAAAATGGAAGAGGACAAAGAGGGCAATGCCACAGGTGACGTAATCTTTAAGATTCGGGTCGCTAACCGCCTCACCAAAGAAGGCGAGATGTGGAACCGCCGTCCTCGAGTTTTCTTCAGCAACGCAGAAGACCGCACAGATCAGATTGGTGGAGGCTCCTCCATCCAAGTCCAATTTGCGGTGTACTGCTGGCAAGCTGAGAAAAAAGGCGTGTCACTCCAACCGATAAGCGTACTAGTCAAGGAAGTGAAAGAGCCACAACAAGAGGCCAATCCGTTTGGCGAGGGTGAAGAAGCCAGCTTCGACACACCTTCAGTCGAGACAAATACTGGAGATTCAACCGATGCCGACGCTACGTCGCAAGAAGCAGACGGCTTCTACTAATAGCGGCGGGTGGGCATCAAAAACAGGTAATGGTTACAGATCAGGGCTTGAGGAACGTATTGCTCAAGAGCTGATCGAAAAAGGCGTCGAGTTTGAATATGAGACCCTACGCATTGACTACCTGAGACCGGCCAAGAAGGCTCGGTACACTCCAGACTTTGTACTACCCAACGGTATTATCATTGAGACCAAGGGCCGCTTCCTGACAGCAGATCGTCAGAAAATGCTCTTGGTAAAAGACCAGCATCCTGATCTCGACATCAGGTTCATCTTTTCAAACGCCAATCAAAAAATATCCAAGCAGTCGAAGACCACCTACGGAATGTGGGCCGAGCGTAATGGCTACCTGTATTCCAACAGTGTTCTTCCGCTGGAGTGGCTAAAGGAGTGACATGGAAGAGTCCCAGTTTACTAACCACGAACCGTGTCCGAGCTGTGGCTCCAAAGATAATTTAGCCCGATATGACGATGGACACGGTTATTGTTTTGGATGTGGATATCATGAGCAAGAGCAATCCGATGGCGAAAAGTCTTGGGTCGCCCCTCTATCGATCACGGAAGACGAAGGTGAAAACCAAGTATTCAAGGTCACGGGCGAAACGAGAGCTATTGCGTCAAGGCGTATCACCGAGGACACCTGTGCGAAATGGGGATATAAACTCGGTGATCACGCTGGCAAGCCAGCTCACCTAGCTTACTATTATGATCGCAAACGCCGACCTATCGCTGCAAAGGTTCGCTACCCCGACAAATCTTTTGTCTGGATCGGTGACTCCAAAAGCGTAGGTCTCTATGGCGATTGGCTGTGGCGTGATACAGGCAGGATGATAGTGGTATGCGAGGGCGAACTAGATGCCCTCTCAATATCCCAGCTCCAGAACAACAAGTATCCAGTGGTATCCGTTCCCAATGGGGCAGCGGGTGCGTCAAGGGCTATCCGAAAGAACATTAGCTTCCTCGAGAAGTTCGAGAAGTGTGTGTTCATGTTTGACAGTGATCCTGCCGGTCAGGATGCAGCACTGGAATGTGCAAAGCTCCTATCGCCAGGGAAAGCTCACATAGCCCACCTACCGCTGAAAGACGCCAGTGATATGCTTATCGCAGGGCGTGGCTCAGAGGTAATCGATGCAATCTGGGGTGCCAAGCAGTACCGTCCAGACGGCATTGTGAACGCTGCTGATCTCTGGGAAGAGGTCTCAGGCAGTAACGAGAGCTTCCGTGTTCCTTATCCATTCGCAGGGCTTAACACCCCCACCTATGGCTTAGGTCTCAGGGAGCTGACTACGATCACAGCGGGTACGGGCGTCGGTAAATCGGCATTCGTCCGTGAGATTGCCTACGACCTTCTCATGAACAAAGAGATGACCGTGGGCATGATGATGCTCGAGGAAGGCTTGCGTCGGACGATGCAGGGCATTCTAGGCATCCACATGAATGAAGTCCTTCACGTAAATTCAAATACGGATGAAGGCAAACTACGTGAGGCATTTGATGCCGTCACAGGCACAGACAGATTACATTTGTACGACAGCTTCGGTTCTACCGACCCCGAGGTGCTTATTGAAAAGCTCCGCTACATGGCTGTTGGTCTCAAGTGTGATTTCATTGTGTTCGACCATATCTCGATTGCTGTTGCCGGTCTCGATGTAGATGACCGTAAAGCCCTCGATATCATGGTCACCAAGCTACGCAGTCTTGTCGAAGAGACAGGCGTAGGTCTCATCATGGTGGCACACCTACGCCGCCTTGAGGGAAACAGAGGCCACGAAAATGGAGTTACGACTAGCCTTAGTCATCTCCGTGGCTCCCAAAGTATCGCCCAGACATCTGATGTTGTGATTGGTCTCGAGAGAGATCAGCAGGGAGAGAACCGTAATCAAACGACGGTTCGAGTCCTGAAGAATCGCTTCAGCGGTATGACGGGCGAGTGCTGTCAGCTCAACTACGACGAGGTGACAGGAAGACTTGTCGAGGTAACA